TCCACGGCACCGACTTGGGTGACGACCCGGCGAAGATCGGAGCGTTGAAACACGTCGGCATGAAAAACGACGCAGCGACCATCATCGTCCACCAAGCCTCCCGGGGAGCGGCCTCCCGCGGCTCCGCTCTAGGGATCGAAGCGGGAAGATACGGCGGTGAAGACCTCGCGCACTTTATGATCACAGTGTGGCGCCCTCACGAAGAACCCGGCTTGGATCACGAAGAACGTACGAGGTTGGAATCGACGTTCGGTGTAGCCCTCGTCAAGAACAAGAGGTTCGACGGCCGCAAGGTCACCCTCAACATGGAGATCACCGAAGCGGGCACTCTCATAGACCCGTGGCAGGAGGCGTGGAGTCAGCAGGTGCTGACCGATGAGTGACCTGACCTCATGGTTCCACATGACGTTCCACGGATTCCCCCACGCATGGGGAGAATCCGGCGACCACCCCCACGCCATATGGGAAGACCTGACGTTGACCCACTTCCGACGACACCTGCTGGGCGAAATAGCGTTGGGGGTGTACCCGATGGTGTACGACCCACTGAACAAGCACGTCGGGCCACGCGGCTGGGAGGAAAAGGAAAACGAAGGCGCCACGATTCGTTCCTACCCCGACATGCAAAAAGACCTGTGGGTCTGCTCATGGGGGTGCATAGATATCGACGCCTCCGGCGACGACCACGCCGGACAAGGAACCGAAGACGAGGTGATGGACTACGCCACCAGCCTCCGCATGGTCCTCCACGTCCAAGGGATCCCCGCATGGGTGGAACGCACCCGGTCCGGAGGGGCACACGTCTGGGTGTTCACCGACACATGGTGTTCCACCACCGACATGCGACGCTGCCTCCAAGCCGCCGAAGAAATCGCCGACGTCCCCACCGACTCCCCCTTCCCCAAAAGCGAATGGCTGCAAGGACCACCCGGCAACTTCGTCCGACTGCCCTACTGGGGGGCGCGTAAACGACACGACCGTCAAGTCATCCTTGACGAAGACGGCCAGCCAATGTCGATGGAAGACTTCCTTCACGAAGCGAACGCCCGCCGTGCCACCATCGCCGACATCAAAGCAGCCTCCCTCCTCAAACACGAGCCAGCACCACGCATTCCCACCACCAGCCGTCCCCGAAACGACGGACGCATGTGGGGGATACTGAAAGAAATGTACGAAGCAGGGCCACCGTCCCGGGTATTCACCCCCAACCAAGGACGAGGCCACGGCCGACACGGCTGGCTGTTCCACTTCGCAGGCACCGCCGCAGGCGACGGCCACCCCATAGACACCACCGTCTCATGGCTTATCGACGTGGACAACGCCCACACCCTGAAGTTCTCCGGACGCCCCGATCAGGAAACCCAACTGCGCCGATTGGCGATCAAGGCATACGAATCGACAAGGAGCACCCGTTGATAAAGTCCTACGGATTCATAGTCGAAGGCCGACCCCGGCCGAAGAAGCGCCCCCGGATGACACGCCGAGGGCGTGTCTACACCCCGGCCGACACCATCGCCTACGAAAAGACCGTCGCCGATGCGTACGACGGACCAATGTTTGAGGGGCCGGTCCTTGTCAGAATCGCCTACCACAAGGACTGCCAGACGGTGGAGATCGAAGAGATGCCCGGTGCGAAGACGTCGTTGACGTTCGACGTCGACAATGCGATCAAGGCGACGCTAGACGGGTTGACCGGGGTGGCCTACCCGGACGACCGGATGGTCTACCATGTGGAGGCAACAAAACTATGACGGGAGCAAAAATGATCCCTTACAAGATTCACTTGGACGACTGGACGGTCGCCATGTACGCGACCGACGGTGGCCTGACGTTCACGGTGACGAACAGTAGCGAACCAGAAAACTACCTGACGAGGGTGGTGGGCGATGTGCGGCTACGCCGCTACTACATCGGGCAGCAGTGCGCAGGCGAGTTGCATGCGTCACCGTTTCCCACCTACCGGGATGGCAAACTCAGGTCGAAGGAAGCGATACTCGCATCGGAGGGAAGCGGGTGACGATCCTCGTAGAACTGGAGCCGTGGGAATACGAATGGGCATCCCACGTTGGGGCACGCCGGTACATAGAGAACTGGGGTAAACGCGACGCCCCCCACTACGACAAGAAACGCATGGAAGACGACCGCACGGCGCAGGTCGCCGCCTGTGTCGGCGAACTCGCCGTCGCCAAGATCACCAACCAGTACTGGTCGGGACACGTCTGGCATAAAAGCGATCACAAAACGCATCGGCACCTGCCAGACGTCGGGCACAACATTGAGGTACGTCGGGTACGAACCAGCACCAGCGCCGCTGTGCGGCGTCGCCAGTTGGATCAGGGACTGATCCTGTGGGTGGTGCGTCCCGTGGCGCCAGAGTTGCACACCGTGGAGATGCTTGGATGGATCGACCACGACGAAGCGTGGGAGAAAGGTGAGCCTTCGGGTTACGACCCGGAGGGCACACGCGTCATAGGGGAAGAGTTCTTATCGCCACCCGTTGACGAGAGGTCATGCCCCGAAAAGTAATCCCAGTCGATCCATCGAACTGGCGCCTCCACAAGCCCATAGATGCTGAGCACGCGCTCTCCCACAGCGACCTACCTGAAAACAAGTGGGACGCATTGCTGCGTGCCGCCCCGGGCGAGGAAATCAGAGTAAGCGCCGACGCCAGAGAAGACAGCCAAAGCGACCTCACCCACCGGGGTGCTGCCGTCAGGGACGCGTTGGCGTCCATGACGGAAGACTGCGCTCTCGCCGTCCAGATGATTTACAGCCAAGGCATGTCGCTGCGCGAAGTGGAGCGTTACACCGGCATCCCGAAAACCACGGTGGCGCGTCGACGCGACGAGGGGAAACTACTGCTCGCTGAAGCCCTGAACCTAGAGTTGCCTACTCCATAGGATCCCCGAAGCGGCTCTCCACCGCCCGGGTAGTCAAGTCCTCCAGCATCCGGCCAAGGAACTCGCGGAATGCGGGCATCGAAGCGAAGCCCTCTTTCAGACGCCACTCTTCCGAAGCGAGATGTTCCGCCTCGTCCTCAGTAAACACCATGAGGATTCCCAGTTGGCTTCCATGCCACGAAGCATGCGTGCCATCATTTATGTCAAACAGGTGGGCGTTCTGAGAGAATGATTCCCGAACCGTCGTGGCGATCTCATCACCATGCTCAGCGAGAAAGGCATCCCACTCCGTGTCCATTACCGGGCACGACTATCCAAAACCTCTTTCGCCCACGCCTTGACCAGAGCAAGGATCGCTGCACCAGCAGCGACAAGCGCAGTCCGGCCGGTGGACAAGTCAGAGATGACAAAGACACTCAAGAATGCCTGAGTAAAAGTAGCGGCTGCTCTTTCAACCTTGTCGGCTAGATGTGGGTTCATGCTCGCTTCTCCTTGGAGCGCCCAGCCTTCTTCAAGGCGATGGCGGCTGCCTGTTTCTGCGGGTGACCTTCGGCAACTAACTTGCCGATGTTAGCACCCACGACCTTATCGGACGTGCCGCGTTGCAGCGGCATGCTAGTACGTCGGTCGTCGGGGCTTTTTCTTCCCCGCCATCAGTCGAACAAGGCTTTGCGTGCCCCCGCCTTCGACGGTGACCCGACGGTACCGATGCCGCCACCAGTTTTCACTGTGGTGACAAGTACCTGTTCGGCCTTCACTGGGCGTGGCGTTGAACCATCCCTCATAGTGTCCTACTTCCCGAAGGGGCGTCCGCCGCTGTTGGCGTTCCCCAGTTTCGTCTCGCGGAGATACGCAGCAGCCTTCTTAGCCTTCTGCGACATATCCCACATGTTGAACGACGACGTGGAGTTGTACGGCTGGTCATCCTGACTGCCGAACGTGTCCTCAAATGTTCCGTAACCTTTACCCTTGGGCATCGAAATGCACCTCCTACCCTAAGAACAGAGCGTCCCAAGTCGCCTTGGTAACAACCCCGTTCGCCTTTAGGAACCCACGGCTGTGCTGGAAATCCCGCACAGCACGCTTCGTCCTCCAACCGAACACGCCATCAACGTGCCCGGCGTTGAACCCCTTGTGGTTCAACGCTCCTTGCACCAGTTTCACCACTGACCCCCGTGCCCCCCTCTTCAACGGGTAGATCAGCAACTGCCTCCCGACAAGGAGAAAATAACGGATCAACTCGTCCCAGTCCACCGGAGGTGCGACGCCTCCCGGCACCACAGCAGCAGGAGTCCCGGTACACACCCAGTCGTACAGACAAGTCCCCGGGCAATCCGTAGAAGCGAAATCCCGGTGCGCCTTCACCCATAGGCCGCCACCATACTCCACCTGCAAGTGGTCGATGACGGACTTCAACCCGTTGACTGCCTCATGCGGCAACGGCTTATCACCGTCACCGATGTAACACACCGCCTCCGTCTTGAAGTTCCAGTTCTTCGTAGCACCCCCCACCGCACCCTTGCGCCTCCCCTCGTAAATGACCCCATCGACGTCCACCAGCCAGTTGTACGCAATGGATGACCACCCACGGGTGGTCATATGATGAGCCTCAAAGGCTTGCACAGCAGCCTCACCACGCGGGCCGTCCTTTACACCGCTGTGGTGTACGACAACGCCCTCAACTCGTGACGGGCGCAGCCACGTCCACGCCTTCGTGGGGGTTCTCGCCCCCCAATGCTCTCGTGTTACGTAGTCCATGAGTCTCGCCAGTGGCACCGTGCCACTGGCCCTAGTACCCTTCCTCTAGTTTGCGTTCTGTTCTGCGTTCGATACCCAGTCCACGTTCCCGCTGCCGCTGGGCCGACAACCTCTCCCGCTCCGTCAACTGACGCAACGACATCGGGAGCAGCCACGATGTGAGTGCAGCACCGAGACGGTCCTGCATGCCTTGCTCCCGGGGGATGATGCGCCGTGTCTGACCGACCAGCGGGAAGGCGTTCTGGAGGGCGTACAGAGCGTAGTCGGGGATCATGTACTGTCCCTTGCTGTTCTCCTTCACCCCGAACACCCTCAATGCGTCCCTGATGACCGGGATGTCCAAGACCGCAGGTAACGGTTTCGGGTCTGTGGAGATAGGCATGTCAGCGAAGAACTGTTTCCCCAAAGCCATCTCTATGGGGACACGGATCTGTGGCCCCACCATTGTGGCAAAGTGCTTGCCGACATTCAGCGGAGCGTCGATGAGCGGGGTAGACCCCTCAGTGCCGACACCAGTGACCGCACTCATCAACTCAAACACATCCATGAACGGCATGTCGGGAAACGCAAAGACCTGATTGCCCTTCCACTTGATAGGCAACCGGATACCAGCCTGATGGCCGTACCACTCCGGAGTGTTCCGGTCAGCCTCCGTTCCATGCTGCAAGTTTTCCCGTCCCCGGAAGTACGCCAAGAACTTG